CCCGGAGTAATCAATGAGTTGTCGGGAGATGATATCTACTGTTTCCGTAATTGTGATTGTAATCTTGAAGATGCCTTAGTAAATAGGTATCATAAACCAGGTGTTAGAGCTCGTGAACGTTATTATAAGCATGTGAATAGTCCGGAGTCATTATTGTTGTGGAATTCGTGTAATTCAGTTGCTGACCTTTTGGGTAAGCAGATTATAGGCCGAAGACCATGGACAGATGATATGGTTAGTTTGTCCTTTACAGGCGCTAAACGTGCTCTTTATGAGAGAGCATACCGTGACATGCCAGCCCACTATTCAAATTGGTGGGCTACAGTGACTCCTTTTGTTAAAATAGAGAAGTACACTTTTTATGATAAGATGGATAGGATTCCTAGACCTATTCAACCCCGTACTATGATTTATCGAGCGTACCTGTCGAAGTTTATGAAACCAATTGAAAAATTGATGAAGAAATTGATTTTACCTGGATGTCGGTATCCGTTTATGGCCAAGGGAGCTAATATGCCGGATTTAGCCAAACGATATCGTGAAATGTGGGAGTGTTTTAAATCCCCTGTGGCCTTATCCTTGGATTTATCCAAGTTTGATGGGACCATACATCCAGCGTTGAAGGCTATGCAGAATCGTTTCTTTAGGCATTTTAGTAGAGACAAGATTTTTAATCAGTGTTTAGATGCTAATGAGGCTGATGAATACACTGTCGAGTTAAATGGTGAATATCGCACTTTCAAAATGGGTCTCTGTTCTGGTGATCCTCAGACTGGGTGCGGTAATACCTATACTATGGCGGTTGTGTGCCGTGCCATTTTTGATTGGGATATTGAGGTTTTTGCCAATGGTGATGATACTATTGTTTTGATGGAGAGTGACAAACTCGAACAAGCAAGACAGTCATTGGAGAAATTTGAATACTTTGGATTGGATGTGAAAGAGGAATCTGTTGCGTTTGATATTTATGACACTGAATGGTGTCAATGTAAATTTACAAGAACTCAATGTGGTGATAATTGGATACGTGACTTTAGAAAAGTTCTACGAACTATTCTGAGTAATGTTGAATATGAACCAACTAGAATTGTGAGTCTTATGAGTCAAATTGCAGAAGCAGAATTACATCAGAATCCAGGTATCCCTATAGTGGCACCGGTTTGCGCCTGGATTATTGACAATTTCCCTAAGTACAAGAAGCGTGCTGGAAAAAGAGGGAAGTTTGTTGGCGCATTTGCTTTTAATCAGCATACTATAACACGTGGAAACAAGGTTGGTGATATCCCGTTAATTAGGGAGCCAACTAACTCGGATAGATACTTATTCACAAAGGCCACTCAAATTGGTCCTAGTGAGCAGGTTGCTATCGAAAACCGAATTATTGATAGGTTGTCAAGCTTTCGTAAGCTCTTGAAAGTTGACAATATTAGGGTTGGCCAATGGGATGACATCTCCTATCAGATGCACCCCACAAGTTGGTAATCCATTTTTGACCTCCATGTCGTTAAACTGGTATGTTGCTCGGTTGTTGTTGTTGTTTTATTTAGGATTTGAGATTGTTGGTAGGCCATTTATGGTGAACTTGCTTTGGAAACATCGTTCGTGGGGTGCGGAGTTGCTATTGGGAAATAGTGCACGTATTCCTCTTGTTAATCAGTTGGCTTGCTTCTATTTCATTTCCTGGATCTAATTACTTTAGCAATTGGGCAATGAAATGGGGTCATGTGATATTAAGTGTCCAAAACGGTTGTGGCGACATGTAAAATGAGCCTTGTTTGGGAG